CGCTTCATCTGACCGCGATCCGGGCCGCCCGGACCGTTTCGGCGCCGTTCCGCCCCGTTTCGCGTCCACCGCGCCGCCTGGCGCCGATTTCGGGGAGTCCCTACGGGTGGAAGGGTTCGCCAGGGAACGTATGGGAGTCACGTTGCGCCCGTGGCAATTCGGCGTCATCGAAACCGCGTTGGCGCGGGTCGGGGACCGTTGGGCGTTCCCGGTTGTCGTCGTCCTGACCCCACGGCAAGTAGGGAAATCGGTCATCCTTCGCACGTTGGCGTCCTATTGGGCGTGGAACGGTCTAACCGCGCTCCATGTCGCCAACCGGCTAACCACGGCGCGCGAGGTGTGGCATCCCGCCGCCCGGTGGTCCGATGAGCAAGGCGCGAAGGTCCTTCGGACGTCGGACCAACCCGAAATCGTGACCCATATCCCGCACCCGGACCGGGTCGGGGACGTCGGGCGCTACATGGTGCAGGCGTCGAAGGTCAACGCCGGGATGGGTTTCACCGTTGACCGCGCCTTAGTGGATGAGGCTTGGTGTGTAGGGATGGACGTGGCTACGCAAGGCATACAACCGGCCATGTCGTCCGTAAATGATCCGCAATTGTGGTTGTTCTCTACCGCCGGCGATCACTCATCGGACCTACTGCGCCACTATCGGGACACCGGCCTAGACGGGTTGCGCGAGGATAGGTCCGCGGTGTGTCTGTTGGAATGGTCCGCACCGGAGGTTGCCGATTGGCGGGACCCCGACGTTTGGCAGGCGGCGTCACCGCATTGGGACCCGCGGCGCGCCGACTACGTCGCGCAGCAACATGCATTGGTCCCCGAAGGTGTGTTCCGTTCCCAATACCTAAACCAATGGCAAGTAGCGGTTAGCGGGTGGATACCGCCGACGACATGGCAGATTGCCGACCAACCCGACGGGGTCCGGTGGCAGGCAACCGCCGCCGTTGCGGAACAGGCGTTGGACGGCGCTTCGCACGCCGTGGTCCTGGCCGGGCAGGACGATGCCGGCGTGGTTCGGACGTCCTTCCATCACTTGACGGACGTCCGCGACGTGGAACGCCTGTTGGCGCGCACCCGGGCGCCGGACACGTTCGTAACGCCGTCCTACGCCGGCAGACTCACCACCCGCTATCCGTTCGTTGGTCAACGCGAAATGGACCCGGCGATGCGGACCACGGCGGACCTCTTGTCCCGCCGCGGTGTGACCCACCCGGCGGACCCGCGCCTGACGTCGTCCATCCTCGCGGCCACCGCGAAGATTCCGCACAATGGAACAGGCCAGACTTTGGGCGCCGCGTCGGGTGCGACGTTGGCGCCTGCCCGGGCGTGGGTTTGGGCGGTATGGCTAGCGGCGAAGCAACGGACCCGCCCGGCGATTGTGTCCCGCGCTAACCGGCGGTAACTCTCCGCAACCAATCGCTACGGAGAGCAACCGTCCGCGGTACGCTATGCCTAATGGGATTGCGTAACGCGTTGCGTTTGGTGCCGGCGGTGACGCCGCCGCCTGTCGTTGGCGCGTCCGCCCCGTTGACCAACCCGAATTGGCAGGCGCGTTCGTCGGCATGGACTACCGCCGGCGGGTCAACCATCGTGGTGAACCGGGAAACGGCGCTATCGGTGCCGGCGTTCCGGCAAGGGGTCCACGTCATCGCCGGCACCGCCGGCACGTTTCCGCTGCAAGTAACCCGCGGCGTTGAGGTCCTACCTACGCCGGCGTTCCTAGCGAACCCGGACCCCGATGAACCCGGGTCCGTCACTTGGACGCGGGTTTGCACCGATTTGGTCCTCTATCCCTACGCATGGCTATTGGTGACGGACCGCCTGGCCGACGGATTCCCGCGACACGCCATTTATCTCCCCGCGGAGCATGTCACCGTCGAAGGACACGCGGTGACGTGGAACGGACAAACCGTCGAAGGACTGCCCGGCGGTCAAATCCTCGCCGCCGGCGCGGACATTTCGGACCGGGTGATTCGCTTCGACTCACCGTCCGCGCCGGGCGCATTGCGCGACGGTGCCCGCATCCTCACAACGGCGCTATTGGTTGAGAACGCGGTGCGCCGCTTCGCCATGATTGACGTCCCCGCCGGATTCCTACGGCAAACCGGCGGACCGGAATTGACGTCCGAAGAAATCTTGGACCTATTGGACGGGTGGGAGGCGGCGCGGGAACAACGCTCTACCGCGTTCCTATCCCAAACGTTGGACTACGCGACAACCGCGCTTGACCCGAAGGCGCTGCAACTTGTCGAAGCGCGGGCCGCTAACGCCGTGGACATTGCGCGACTACTCAACTTGCCGCCGATGTACGTCAACGCCGAATCCGGCGGGTCCCTGACCTATTCCACCGTTTCGCAACAGGGTCAGGCATTGGCAAACCTCACGTTGGCGCCGTATCTGTTCGCGCTAGCCGGGCGCCTGTCCATGCCAGATGTAACGCCGCAAGGACAACGCGTGTCCCATTCGCTAGACACGTTCCTACGAACAGACCTAGCGACCCGCGCCCAAGCGTTGGCGGTCCTGACCGGCGCCGGCATCCTGTCCACCGACGAAGCGCGCGCAATCGAAGGACTGCCACCTAACACCGCTACGGAGGACCAACCGTGACGCTAATCAGACTCACCGCCGAAACGCCGCCCGTGGCCGCGGACCTTGGCCGCCGCCGGCTACGCGGCCAGGCGGTGCCGTGGAACACCGACGCCGTCGTGTCCACCGGCCAACGGGTGCGATTCCTCCCCGGGTCGGTGGATTTGTCCGGCGTCCCCGTGGTTTTGCACCACGACGAAACCCGCCCGATTGGGAAAGTGATTGACGCCGCCGACAACGACGAAGGGCAGGACGTCGTCGCGTCGGTGTCTAACACGTCCGCCGGCGACGAAGCACTGTTGCTCGCCGCCGACGACGTCCTAACCGGGTTTAGCGTCGGGGTCGAACCCACCGAACACACGATGGAAGGCGCCACCATGGTTGTGGCCGCCGCCACCGCCCACCACCTTGCGTTGGTGACCCGCCCCGCGTTTGCGTCGGCCCGGGTCGCCGACGTCGCCGCCGCGTCCGGGTCGGGGACCGTGGACCTAGACGACGGAACCACCGTTGCCGTTACGGTCACCACCGACCCCGACGGGGACGCTACCGATGATCTGCCGGACACCGAACCGGCAACCGAAGATGCTTCGCCGGCAACCGCCGACGATGACACCGAAGCGAAAGAGGGTCCAACCGTGGACACGACAAACGCCGCCGCGGGACGCGTGTCCGCGGCGCCCCGTATCACCTTGGCCGGCGGTAGCCTGCCGTCCGTCGGTGAGTATCTGCACGCTATGACCAACCGCCGTAGCGACCCGGCTAGGTTCGCCGCGTTGACGTCGATTGTGGCCGCCGCGGGACACACGACGTCCGCCGACGTGACCGGAATTATCCCCGAGCCGATTTATGGGGACGTCATTTCGGCCCGCGCCGTTGACCGCCCCGTATTGTCCGCGTTCGGTCCTCTCGCCGGCCCGGATTCGGGTTCATCCTTCCGCCGCCCGGTGATTACCGATCCCCTGTTGGACGCCGCCACCGCCGCGGAAAAGAGCGACGTAACCGACACGCTCAAAGTGACGGACGTCATCGTGGACTACTCATTCGTAAAGCGCGCCGCGAATGTGTCCGCGGAGGCAATCGCGTTCACGTCGCCGGCGGTTTTGGACGTTGTCGCCGCGGACCTTGCCCGGGCGTATGCCCGCGGGACCGAAGCGGTGGCCGCTACCGCTATCACCGCCGCCGGCGGTGTGGCCGCACCCATCCTCGCCGACGGTAGCGACGCGACGTCCGTCCTCTATGACACCGCGGCGCTTATCTACGCGGGGACCGGGGTCCTGCCGGACACGCTTTGTGTGGCGCCGGACGTTTGGGCGGTCATCGGCGGGTGGAACGCCGACGACGGGCGGTCCCTGTTCCCTGTTCTCGGCCCAAGCAACGCCGCCGGCACCGCCGAAGGTGTGTCGTCCTTCGGGATGAACGTTCTCGGACTGCGGGTTGTCGTTTCGTGGGCGTTGCCTGTCGGGACTATCCGCCTGGCCGCGTCCCCGTTCGTTGAGTCTTACGAAGCGCACCGCATGTCCATGCGCGCCGATGAGCCGTCCGTTATGGGCGTGTCGCTTGGCATTGGCGGGTCCGCCGCGTTGACGGTGTTGGACGCCGACGCCGTCGCCGCGTTGACGATTTCGGCGTAATTCCATCGGGGAGGGTTGAGCGGTGGCGGTGTGGTTGGACGTTGAGGACGTCGGCGCCCATTTAGGCGTCCCCGTTCCGTCCATGGACGTGCAATTGGTCGCGGCAACCGCCGCGGCCCAATCGTGGGTCGAATTCCACCGAAGCGATTTGCCTTGGTTGACCACGCCGCCACCGCTTGGCACCGCCTTAGAGGGTCCGCACGTTTACCAAGGCGCGGTCCTGTTCGCGGCGCTCAACTACCAAGCGCGGAACAGTCCCGAAGGATTCGCCGGGTTCGATGACACCGGCGGGTTGGTCGGTGTCGGTGATTCCGCGGCCATGTCCCGCGTCTATCGCCTGTTGCGTGGCCGGCGTCCGGCGGTGGGTTAGGTGAACCCGTACACCGCCGCCCGGGACGGTTTAGCGTCCGCGTTGGAGGCGCAAGGGTTCACCGTCACCACCGACCCGGGGACGGTGAACCCGCCGTGCGCCGTCGTTGGGCCGGTGGTCCGGCTAACCCGCGAAACCCAATGCGGCTACCGGGTGGAAATAGGTTGTTACCTTGTCGCCGCGGCGCCAGGCGGCGCGTTGTCCATGTCGTGGTTGGAGGACAACCTAGGCGCGTTCCTAGCGGCGGTCCTGCCCGCTACCGGGACGGACGTCACGTTGGGGACGTACACGCACCCGACGGGTGAAATGCCCGCATATTCGACTACCGCCGAACTTGCCATAGGAGGCTAACCAGATGAGCACGCAGAAAGACACCGAATTGTCGTTGACGTTGGACGGGGTCGAATACGCCTGCCAAGTTATCGACGGGTCCCTAACGTGGCCGGCAAGGTCCGAACCAACGTTGGTCCCCGTCGCGTGTGGCGACAAAGTAGCAGAACCCGGGACCCCGACTAATGGCACGATCACCGGCACCGTTTACAAGGACCAATCCGCCACGGGAATCACCCGCGTCCTTATCACCGCGCTAGAGTCAGACGCCGATATCGACTTTGTGTGGACAGAGAACGTGGACGGACCTACCGGCGAAATCCTGACGGTGACCGGGACATGCCGCGTGACGTCCCACGAACAGGTTTTCACGCCGGACACGTTGGGCCGGCACCCTCTGGCGTTGACGGTTACCGCTTCGACCACTACATGGAACTAGGCAGAGCGGCACCGTGCTTTCCGTCAAAGGGGACCGCCGGCTAGCCGCGTCCGTCCTCGCGTGGAAAGTAGCGGACCGGGACACCCGCGCTTTGGTGAGAACAGAAACGGCGTCCGCGTTCCGCCCGGAATGGGAGAACGGCGTGCGCCGGCTAGCCGCGGCTAGCGCCGGTTACGGTCCGTTCCCGGCCATGCTTCGGACCGGGGTCACGTTCCAAGCCGGCAACCCACCGACGGCAAAGGCATACCAACGCGTCCGGCCACTATCTGGCGGCGCTAACCCGTCCGAAATCGGGCGGCAGTATGAGCGCGGCGGCGTGTCCGGCAAACGGGGTCAACGCGTGGACATGATTACGCGGACCTACACGACCCGGTCTAGGAAAGGACGGCGGTACACCGTGACGCGACACACCGCCCGGCAGATGGCGCCGCGGCGTGACGGCGGCTACGCCGTTTGGCCGGTGGTTGCCGACATTGCGCCTGCCGTTGTCGCGTTTTGGACCGCGTCGATTGTCCGCGCCTACCGCCGCGCCGCCGACGGGGACCGCCCCTAATGGCTAAGCGTGGGATCAACGTCACGTTCTTAGCAGACGTCCGCGATTTTCTCACCGGCGCCGGCAAAGCGGAAAACGCGTTGGACGATATCGGCGGCGCGCTTGACCAAGTAGCGCGCGACGGAGACAAAGCCACCGAGAACCTAGAACGTGATTTCCGCGACATGGCGACGTCGGCGGACCGGTCATTCGACCAAATCGCCGCGGACGCTAAACGGTCCTTCCGTAAGGTCCGCGATTCGGCGGACGGCGCGTTGCCAGGCAAAGGCCAATCCCGCGCCGCCGAATTGGGGTCCGAAGTAGGCGCCGAATTCGGACAGAACATCGGCGAGGGGATTTCGTCTAAGGCCACCGGCATCGCCGGCGCCGCCGACGTCGCATTGGGAACTATCGGCGCCACCCTCGCTACGTTGGGACCCGCCGGCGCCGCGTTCGGCGTCGGCGCGCTATTCGTTGGGTCCATCGTGTCCGGCATAAACGCTAAGGCGGCAGAGCAACGGTCCCGTATCGCGGCGCTAGTCGAATCCGCGTTATCGTCCGCCGTCGGGACCGCGGAAACCGCCGGGCAATCCGTCGCCGCCGCCTATCTCAAAGGCCAGGCAACCGTATTCGCACAAGGTGAAACCGTCGCCGAAATTTTGGGATTGGACAGTACCAACGACGCGCTAAAGGTCCTTGGTGACCTAGCGAACAGGACCGGAATCGAAATCGGAACAGTCCTCGCGGCGGTAGGTGGCACCGGCCAACAGGCGTTGGAGGCGCAACAGGCGTTGCGCGACGAAGCGGGCAACCTCGTTTCGACGTATGAGGACCTACTCAAAATTCGGGACCTAGAAATATCGCGGACCGGCGGTGTGACCGCCGGCACGAAGGACCAAATCGAAGCGTTGGAGGACGCAGCGTTGGCCGCTTCGGACCTATTGGGATTCTCTAGCAAGAACCAAACCGCGGTAGAGGACACGCTAACGGCGGCAAGGTTGCTAGACACCGCCACCGCCGACCAGAAAACATCGGCGAAAACGCTTCGGGACCAATGGGTGGGGACCGCGGACGCCGCGGAACGCGCCGCCGCCGCCACCGCCGCCACCGCCACGAACATTGACAAAGCCCGCGCCGCCGCCGCATCCCAAGATTGGGCCGCGTGGGAACGCGCATTGCGGAACGCCGGCACCGCCGCCGGCACTATCCGCGCCGAAGCAAACGAAATGCGGGTGCCACGATGATCGCTCTGCAACCCGACCCGGCCACGTTCGCCGTTGTCGTTACCCTGACCGGCGTCCCGGCGGGGACCACCGTCACCCGCGACACCGGCGCCGGTCCCGAAAACGTCCGCGGCATGGTGGATTTGGCCGCGGGTGACCACGTCCTAACAGACCGCGAATGTCCATTCGGCGTCCCCGCGCTCTACACCGCCGCCACCGCCACCGCCGCAACGCAACTAGACGTCCCGCGTCCTGTCCTGTCCCACCCGTACATCCCGCTAGCGGTCACCGTGACGGTGGAAAACGACACGCCGCAATCGTGGGACGCCGCCGGCACCGTCCATTCGCCGTTGGACGGCGGGACCGTAACGGTGACGTATGTCCCGCGGCGTATCTTGACCGGGAATCTTCGGGTCCCGGTTGCGGACAACGACGTGACCACGCTTGGACAATTGTTCTCAGATTCCGCGCCGCTATTGCTACGGACCCCGCCCGGGTGCCCGGTGCAGGACCGTTGGATTTGGGCCGAAACGGTCACCAGAACCCGACCCACCGCCGACTATCCCCTGTCATGGATTGACATTCCATACGTCCGCGTAGCGCCGCCCGGTGACACCTTCGCGCCGCCGGCGGATTGGGATTGGTCCGCCGTCCCGGTTGCGTTCCCAACGTGGAACGAAATCACCGCCCCGACGTGGCTAGCACTATTGGCCGGCCCGGGTCCGTATCCCAACGCGTCCCGGTGGGGATGGTGAACCCGTGCGCCCAAGCACCGCCACGCTAGACGCCGCATTGTCCGGGTCCTACGGGTTGGCCTTGACGTGCGCCGTCCGAGACTGTTTCACCGACGCCGTCGTGTTACCGGACGTCCCAATTAGTGCCGGCACGTTGCGGCAAAATCTGACCGACCCATTCGGGTGGTCCGCATCGTTGACTATCGCGGACCCGTCACTGTTGCCGACGTCGCCGGCGGACCCCTTGTCCGGGTTCGCCGGGACCTATTTGGACATTGCCTTGGGCGCCTACACCGCCACCGGGCGCGAGGTCCTGCCGATGGTCCGCCTGTTACCCAACGCGGTGGAATTGTCCCGCGACGGGGACGGTGGCTACGCGTTCACCCTAGAGGCGGTATCCGGCGCCCAATGGTGCGCAACGTCGTGGGACAACGTCTTGGCCGCGGTCCCCGGTGAAACGGTCCAAGACACCGTCCGCCGGCTAGTGGCCGACGCGTTGCCGTGGCCTGTCGCCGTCACCGACACGACAACGCCGGCCACGTTGGACCCGGCGTGGACATTCGACGGGGACCCGTGGTCCGCGGCGTCCGCGCTATGCGAAGGCGTGAACATCGTTTGCGAATTGGACGCCAACCGTTTGACTATCCGCGACCCGTACCTAATCGGCGTCCCCGCGGCGACGTGGTCAACAGGGGACCAAATATCGGCGTTGGACACCGAAGCGGGACGCGGCGGGTCCTTCGCTAACCGGGTTCGGGTCACCTTCGATTCGCCGACGGGTCCGGTGGTTGGCGACGTCACCCAAAACGCCGGACCCCTTGCCTACGGTGGCAACGCCGGCAAGGTGACCCTACGGATTGACCGCCCCGGGCCGGCGAACCCGGCCACCGCCGCCGTTTTCGCCGCGGACCTATTGCGGACCACCGCCGCGGCGTGGCGAACGTCCGCCGTTACTGCCCGGCCCGACCCGCGGATATCGTGTGGCGACACTCTCCGCATTGCCACACCTACCGGGACCCCGCTTGACCACCTTGTGACCTACACCGAATGGGCGTTGAGTAGCGACGCAATGCGGCTAGGTGTGAGGACCGATGATGATTCCGCATAGCCGGATTGGGCGGGTCACCGGATTCGCCGACGGTTTCGCCACGTTGGAGAACATCGGCACCGTCCCCGTGGTCCCCGGGCGGACCGTGATCGTTGGCGATAGCGCGCAAGTGCTAACCCAACCGGGCGGCCAGACGGTGTGTCTGCCTATCCCCGTTTCGTCGGTGTCCGGGTTCGCTACATGGAATTGGGCCGGCGACACAACGAACGTGGACCCCGGCCCGGGCAATATCGCCATATCCGGCACCGGGTCCAACCCGCGGACGTTCGCCGTTTCCGCCGTGGACAGTACCGGCGCATCGCGGAATTTCGGCATCCTCCAAGTAGGGGATTCCATCGCGGTCACCGATGACCCGGCGGTACCGCCTGTCACCGGGTTCGCGCGGTACGTCCTGACCACCGACCCCGTCGATATGGGGACCTATTGGACGTGGACCGCGCTACGCACCGACACGTCCGGCGCGACCAACCCGCCGCCCATTGGGACGTCGTTGCGGATTTACGCGACGTTCTCCGGTGGTCCCGTAGAGGGTGGCGGGGTCCCCGCCGGCCCGTCCGCATGGTCGAATTACCAAGCCACCACCAACGAAATATCGGCCACCGCGTGGACCGCGTTTGGTCCGGCGCTCAACATCCCGGCGCAACCCGTAGGCACCCAATTGCTTGTCTCTCAACATGCGTGGCTAGTCGCGCAAACCGTCGCCGGTGACGTCCGGTGTTCATTCGGCGCCACCGGCGGCGCACTATGGACCCCGGGCGCACCCGCCGGTCACACGCTCTACAAATTGGCGCCGACCCCAAGCACCGAACAGGGGTCCCTAACGGTCCGCCTGACGGTGACCAACGCGACGCTACCCACCGTCATCCAAACCTACGGACAACAGGCCGGGCGGAACGGTGCCGGCCAAAGGCAAATCAACTTCATTGGCCTAACCGCGTGGCGGGTCCTATGACCGCCGACGAAGCGATGTCGTTGGTGACGTCCGAAGGTGTCGCCGCTCTGGTTATCGGGACCGAATTGGTGGCGCTAGCCGCGCTACTCATTAGCCGCGGCTACGATATCCGGGTGATCTTCCGCCCGGGCAGGACCCGCGACCCAAACCGCGGACACCGCCGGCGCCCCGACGGGTTAGACGGTGAGTAGTCTCGGGCGTTTCCTCGCGTCCCAAGGGTTACGGGTCAATGACCGCCCGGCGCCGGCCCGACAGGGGACATTTAGCGGCGTCCGCGGCATTATGTGGCACCACACCGCCGGGACGTGTACGACGGCAAGCACCGCCGGCGAGGTAAGCAATGCGCGCAACGGTGGCCTTTACAACTTGCTAATCGGCGCCGATGTGGTGGTCTATGTCCTGACGGAACAACGCGCCGGACAACCAGAGCCAGGACGGGCGCACCACGCCGGCACCGGCGGACCGTGGCAATCGGTCCCGGCCAACCAAGGCAATGCGTGGATCGTTGGCCTATCGGCGCAATGCAACGGCGCGCACCCGGTGGCGACCCACCCGGCGCAATATGCGGCGATGATCCAAACCACCGCCGCGCTTTGCCGCCGCTACGGGTTGACGTCCGCCGCCGTCGTGGGTCACAAAGAATGGACGACACGCAAGATTGACCCACGGGACAACATGAACACCGTCCGGCGCGACGTGGCCGCGGCGCTAGGAACGGCACCAACACCGCCGCCGGCTACACCCGGCCTGATTGGGAAGGACCCCGCCATGGTGATCCAAGCACCGTCCGGCGCTTGGTGGTTACTGCAAGGTAACCACCTCACGTCGCTTACCGCGAATTCCGCGGCCAATGCACGGGCCGGCGGGATTCCGGCTTTTGCGGTTGACGCCGCATCGTGGACAAACCTTAGCCGCACGTACCCATTGGTCCCGGCGTAATGGGCGCCACGGGCCGGCTTGGGTTTCCCTATCCCGAACCGACGGACCCACCCGCCGGCGCGTCCCAAATCCGGGCGTTGGCCGAAGCGGTGGACGTGTACGGGTCCCGCCTGGCGGAAGGCACGTTCACCGTCCCGCCGTTCACCAACGTCGCGTCCGGTGCGGCTATCCCCGGCATGGCGCCGCTAATCCTGACCTTTCCACCCGGGCGTTTCACCACGCCGCCGACCCTGTTCCTATCGACCCAAAATCTGCCGTCGGGTGCGCCGTGGGTCGCGGTCCTGCCGTCGGCGGTGTCAACCACGCAAGCGAGTGTGTTTGCCTACAATCTGTTTAGCGGACCGTTGTCCATGGCGTCCACCCTCTTAGTTGCTTGGTTCGCGGTGCAGTACGATTAGCGACGAAGGACCCCGGCGTGTCCCTGCCGCGGTTGTCCTTGGGATCGGTCCGCTAGCCGCCCCAAGACACCGCCGCCCCGTGGACACGCCGGGGTCCGTCCCATTTCCCGGCGTTGTCGTGTACGGTCCCGGTGTCCTGTCCGATGATCTTCCTAGCGGAAGGCGCCACAATGACCGACCCGAACCCATATCCGCGTCCTAACGTTCACGTCCTCCACCCCTGTCCTACATGCCGGCAACCAACCGCGCCCAACGACGGCGCATTGGTTTGCGCCGACTGCCGCGCCACGTTCACCCTCATCCTTCGGGCGTGCGACCAATGCGGGTCCCTGTTCGACCCCGTCGCGCTACACCGGACCGAAACCGGGTTCGCGTGCCTGGCCTGCCTGCCCGGGGCGGCATCGTGACCTATTGCGAGGACTACCCCGCGTGCGGCCATACGCCGTTGGACCCGTGCGCGCCGCAATGGTACGACGCGCCCGACGCGTTCGACTTGTCCCGCCGCCCACACGCACTGTGTGACCACGAAAACGGGGATTGCGACGTGGACCGATGACAGACGGACCGTTCATTGACCCCGGCGACCCGCCGTTGCCGTTCGCCGGGTGGGAATCCGACCCCGTCACACCGGAGGACCACGCCGAACGTGACCACCTTCGCCACGTCGCCGAACGTATCCGCGACGCCGCCGAAGCGCGCCGGCTACGCGACGCGGGGATAACCGCCGCCGTCGAAGCGGCGGACCTCGCGGTGTGGCGCGCCCAATTCCAAGCCGAAGCGATGCGCCTGGCCGCCGCCGGACCCGCCACGTTCACGTCCGAAGATGTGGTGGACACCGTCGGCTTGCCGCGCCGCGATGTGGGCCAGCACCGAAACAACGCCGTGGGTGGCCTAATGGCCGGGCTAGCGAAGGCGGGACTAATCCGGCGCGCCGGCTATGTCCAATCCCGCCGCCCGACGTCCCATGGTCACGTCGTGACCGCCTGGCAAGGCACCCGGTGGCAGGCATGACCCGCCGGGCGCGGTTGGTGCCTGCCGCCTTAGCCGCGTGTTCCCAATGCGACATGGCGTGGGGACGCGCCGCCTACCTGTGGCACGACGACACAACGGACACCCTGTTATGCGGCCATTGCGCCGGCACTATCACCACGGGCGCGTCCGGTGACGTCCTGTTGACCCCGGCGCTAACCGTCATGGTGGACCGTTGCCGGTTGTGCCGGCGGTCCTGGCCGGCGCTATGCGCGAAACACTCACGCCTAGCCGGGAACGCCTAATGCCCGGCCAGGGTTACGGACCACACCGAGACAACGTCCGGCGCGCTAGCCGGGCCGCGGGCGGGTCACCGCCGCGGCGGTCCTGTTACACAATCGCCGTTGCGCGCCGTCCTAGCCAATGCGAAGGATGCGGGACCCCGATCAACACCGGGGACCTGTTGACCCCGGTGGCATCGTGGAACATCGACGGCGCCGCCGTGCTATGGGTCCACGCGGACGCCGCGTGTGTACGCCCGTGCCTGGCCGTATTGGGTTTCTCGGACCTGACCATAGAACAGGCGCTAACCCGGCTCACGGCGCGCCTGGCGCGTTGGAATAGCACCCGCGGGTGATTAGCCACCCGACCCGCCCCAAAGCCCGTGCGCCGCCCGTAGGCGCCGCGCTTGTCTGCCGTGGGACTAGACGTAGTCCCGAAACCGGCCAACCGTAACCACCCGCGCCAGGCGCACCGGGTGGTCCTAGCCATGTCCGCGTCGGGTTGCCTTAGTGCCGGGGGTCCCGGCCTATGGGCCGGGGGGGGCGGACCGATTTCCGTTCTCCAAATCCGGTTAGGTTCTCAACCGTTGACCGCTCAACTATCCTGCCCGCGAGGGGATAGGTGGGAACAATGGCAACCAAAGCCGGGGACGTTAGAGCAACTAGCCAATGGCGCAAGATCGCCGCTCAAGTGAAACGCCGCGACGGTTACAAGTGTGTCAATTGTGGCCGCGGACGCGAGGACGGAACGCGGCTACATGCGGACCACGTCGTGCGCCTGGCCGATGGTGGGGACCCATTCGACGCGGCAGGGTTGCAGACTCTTTGCACCCAATGTCACCAAGCAAAGACGCGGCAAGAGAACACGACAAACGGAACGCGTATCCGCAACCGGGACCGCTACCGCCAGGCGCAAGGCATGGTCCGCAACCTAAGCCGGGCCGACGCCGGCGACACGCCGGACCCGTCACCTATCACCGTGAAAGACTTGGCCGCGGTAGTCTCACCACCGACGGACGAAGAATCCGCCGCGGCGCCCGAACCGGAGGACCACCCCGGTTTTTTGGGCGCGTCGCGCTAC